CCTACTTAGCCGGCCGAGACAGTGAGGACGCCCGCGTTGTTCCAAACCTGCCCGTTGACGTGCGGGTCGGAGGTGGGCGGAATGATCACGGTGCCAACGGTGCCAGAGGGGCCGGTCGGTCCCTGCGCGCCGGTCGGGCCTGCGGGGCCGGTCGGTCCGGTCACAGACTGGCCGGTTGCGCCGGTGACGCCGGTCGAGCCCGGTGAAGGGCCGGTTGCGCCGACAGGGCCGGCGGGGCCGGTCTGACCCTGTCCAGTTGCGCCGGTCGGGCCGGTGTTGCCAACTGCGCCGGGAGCACCCTGCGGACCCGGGCCACCAAAGGCCGGTCCGGTCGGGCCGGTTGAACCGGCGGGGCCGGTGTTGCCCGTTGCGCCGGTCGAAGAGCCGGTCGGGCCTGCGGGACCAGTGACGCCGGTCGGGCCGCCTACGGAGCCTGAATTGATGACGTCGACAACCTGCTTGAGGATGTTGCCGAGGATGTTGCGATCGTAGTTGCGGCTCGAAAGGATTGTCATGGTCTGCCCCTGTCAAGGTTGTCCTTGGCCTCGCCTTTCGGCGAACATGTTCCCAGTCCTAGAACTGAGGTCTTACGAACTAGTTAAGCCGGGCCGGTGAAGCCCGGAATGATCACGGTCTTGATGTCGTGCGCAGCACCGGTGGGGCCGACGACGGAGTAGACTTCCTCGAATGTCCCGGTAGGCGAGCCCGCCTGCTGGGTGGAGTTGATCTGCCCCCACACCGGGAACGTCCCGGTCGGTCCGGTAAATGCGGACAAAATTCGGACACCCTTCATCGTGCCTGTCGGCCCCGTAGGGCCGGCAAGGACGCGAACCTGTTTCTGCGTGTTGACGCTCATCCGACGCCCCCAGTGACCTGATGCGCGCCGGCACCGGGCTGGTTACCGACAAGGTGCGTCTGCGGCCCCATGGACTGCGACAGTGGCGACGGCTGATTGCCCTGTGCCTGTGCCGCCCGCTCGGTTGTGCCGTCGTTCGGGTGCTTGTCGCCGCCAAGCTGCATGTCCGGGTTGTTCGTGCTGGTTTGCCCCTCGTTGCCCATGACGCCGGGTGTGCCGATGTGGGTCGCCGGCCCTTCGGGCATCTGGGCGCGCGTAGCGAGCACACCGGCGGTGAGTTCGGTGGTGATGCGCTTGACACCTGCCTCGACGCCCTGACTTACCGCCTTGGTAACCGCGGCGTCGATCGCGCCCTGCCCGGACATCTGCGCCTTCTTCTCGTCCTGCTCCATCCGCTCCATGGCCTCTTCGGGCGGCACGATATCTTCGCCCGGCATGCCGATCGTGGTCGACACCGAACGCAGCACCGTGGCGCGGCCCTTGATGCCCATGATCTTCATGTCGGTCGGGTTGTTCGTCGCGGACAGGAACTCGATCTGGCGCTGGCGCAGCGTCTCACGCTGGATCGCCACGTTGACGCCCTGCACCGTCAGTCGCTCTTCGCCGGTCAGCAAGCCACTGGTATCAGTGAGCAGCAGCAGGTCCTGCAACTGCATCATCGACCCTTCGATGATGTCCCGGTCAATGTTGGCCGACACCGTCTGAAGGATTTTCGACGCGTTGCCCATCAGCATGGCAAGGCCACTGGCCGTCCGCCCCGCACCACCACCAGCCTGACCACCGACATACTTCGGGATCGCCGACACGTCGTCTGCAATCTCGACGAGTTGCTTGTAGACGTCCATCAGGACCTGCGCGTTCGACGCCGGCATGAAGAAGCTGATCGGCTGCTTGCTTCCGCTGGTCATCGGGTCGCTGCGCGTGTGCCACCGTTTCCATGGATACAAGTCCTCCCCGTTCTCTTCCGGCGCGAGCATGTCGTCGTTGATCACGACTTGGGGGCCGGACGAGATCGAGATGTTGTTGATCAGCGAGCGCAGCGTGGCGTTGGCGCTCTCCTGAAGATCGGCGAGAAGATCGGTGAGGCCGTTGCCGACCGGGGTGCCCGGCACCTTCTCGAACGAGGTGATGAAGTAGGGGTGGCGCTGCCGCGGCGACGGCGAGAGGTGGCACTTGATGACGTGCGATCCGATCACCCACACCTGCACGTGGTAATCTCGCAGTTCATCCTCGACCACCATGCCGTAGTCCTGAAGGATGCGACCTTGGACGTTGCCGTTGAACTCCATCATCGAGATCATGCCGGAGCGGTTCCACGCCGGGTTCTCCCGCTGCTCAAGCACGCTGCGCTCGGCGTCGGTGGTGTCCCAGTTGTCATAGAGGCCGCCGCGGCCATACTCGTCGAGCACAGCGCGGATTTCGCTGGTGTTGTAGCCGGGGAGGTCGAGCAGGTCGTTGAGTTCGGCGCGGGTCACGCGCAGCTTTTCGATGACGTTGGCGTTCTCGATATCGGCGACGCCGGGCGTGAACCAGATGTCGAAGGGCGAGACCCGGTTCCACGTCAGCTTGGGAATTTGCTTGACCACCGGCTGGCCGCCGCCGTTGGGCCACGTCACGGTCGGGATCACCTTGACGACGGGTCCCTTGATGCAGGCGAACGGGAAGATCGGCAGGTCGACGAGGAACTCGGCGAGCGCGTGGTAGTAGCCGCCCTCGTTGAGCAGGTCTTGAATTTTGTCCTCGCTATCGCGGGCCTGTTGGGCAGCCTTGCGCTTGGCGGCGTCGAGAGCCTGCTCCAGCAGCGCGCGCTTGCGGTCGCCGAGATCGGACGGCGACGGCTGCTGGCCTAGCTGCTGGGTCACCTGCTGCGCCTCGGCGGCGATCAGCTTGTCGATGCTCTGCTTGATGCTGTCCGGGATTTCCGGGTTCTTCGGGGGCTGGAGCGCCCACGGCACGTCTTGGCCGAGATAGATGTCACGCAGCAGCGATGAGGCAGCACGGCACTTCTGGGCGATCAGGCGCGCGTAGACCGTGGAGCCGCCGAACTTCGTCACCTCGGCGAGCTTGGTGGGGTCGTACTGGCCGTTGAAGGCGCGCAGCGCGGCGAGCATACGGTTGCTCCACCCTGCCACCGTGTTCCTGTGGTTCCGGAAAATCTCGAACTGCGCCTTCACATAGCCGGCGAGCGCGGGGTACTGCGGCTGCTGTTGCGTGTTGAGCGGCATGGCCGCGTTCGCCTTGTCAGCGGCTGCTTTGTCAAGCTGCGCTTCAAGAGCGGCGGGGGAGGTGAACTGGATGACGCCGTTTTGCCCGAGGCTGTCCATGTAGTCGTCTCGCGAGTGTGATTAGTTCCCCTCGCACGCCAGCCCCTAAAAACTCCTTAACGGACACTTTCTTAACGGCTCTATGCCAACGCTGGGTTGAAATCGGGGGTCAGCAACATGGACAGCCACAACACCATCCTCAACTGGACAATCAACGGCATCTCCATCGGTGCCATCGTGTCGTCGCTGCTCGGGTTCATCCCGTCGATCGCAGCCCTTATTGCTGCGGGCTACTACGCCGTGCAGATTTGGGAGAGCGAAACGCTAAGACGTTGGCGGTCGGGTCGCCGCGCCAAGAAGATTGCTGCGCTGAAAGCCCAGTTACAATCGCTGGAAGCTCACGACCCCGCCGTTCCTCTTCCTCCGAAAACTTAGGTCCAGCCGGCGGCAGAGACTGGCGGCCGCCTTTTGCCCCGCGGGCGGATACGACGCGTGATGTCAGGAACAAGATTGCCATGCACGACAAGAGCAAGGTATTGAAGATCATCCGCGACATGTGAATATCCTTCCTTGTCGGTTTTGTCCGGGACCACCTTCAGCGCTCCCGTTTTCATTTTCATGAACCTATAGCCGCCGCTCATCGCCCTGCACAGATGCGGGCAACCGGCGCGCGAGATCATCAGTGCGGGGCCGCCGTTGCGCTGCTGCACAAGCAACGCTTCTACGGCGCGCAGGCGCGGCTCGATGTCGTTGGTCGGCGCAGGGAAGCAAGGGATGCCGAGGCGTGTCATAGCGTCTACGCAACTCTCTTCGCCGATCGAACCCTTGGCGATGCCGCTGGGGTCGCCGACCGCCGCCACGCGCATACCTGCGTACTTCTGCTGCCACAACATCGGGCGCAGCGATTGGTTTACGTGCTTCTCCAAACCGACGTTGGTGGCCGGTACTTCCTGATGGATGAGCAGCCGGCCGAGATGGTCGACCTGCCCGATCAGGCTCCACGGGTTGCGGCCGAAGTCCTGCCCGATCAGCAACGGGTATCCGGGGATCACAAGCGTGTCGGGGACGATGTGGAAGTTGGCAACGAACGTGTTTTTGAAGACGGCCGCGCCGCTCGGGTCGTCGCCGTACTCGGCCTTAACATATCGTCGCACCCAATCACTGCCCTCGCCATACATCTCGACGAAGCGCTCGTAGTAGCGCCGGCCCTGCGCCAGCCGATCAGGATGGTTGATCGGCAGCGCGCGCGTCGCGTCAGTCTGCACGAGCCAGTTGAGGTTCTCGGCACCGGGGTCGAGCCCAGACGGCTGCTTGAATATCTGGATGCCGGGCGGCGGGTTCTCCATGAACACATGCCA